ACTAATGTGATAAAAAATGAATGATTTTGAAATAGCTGCTTTGTTTTTTGGATTTCTTTTAATGTTAGTAACAGCACCAGCAGCAGTTCACTCATTTTGCGAGTTTAAACAAAGATGGAATGGGAAAAAAAAGATAGATTAAAAAAAGCTGCTTTTATAGGCTTTTTGGTTGGATGGTGTTTTACCATTGCTTACTTTTTTTCCAACTGTCAAGATACACCAATAATAAACTTTTAAGAGGAAACATGAAATCTCCTTTAAGGTATCCAGGTGGTAAGACCAGGGCTGTAAAATACATCTTGCCTTACATACCAAAAGACATAACAGAGTTGTGTTCTCCTTTCTTTGGTGGAGGCTCTGTTGAACTTGCTGTAGTAGAAAGAGGAACAATGGTTTATGGCTATGATGTATTCCAGCCTTTAACAAACTTCTGGCACCATCTTTTAAGAACTCCAATGTCTTTGTCTATTCTTGCTGATTCACTTAGAACAAGCAACGGAGCTTTAAGAGGCTTAACAAGACAAGATTTTTTAAAACTTAAACAAGATTTAATTTCTAAACCTTGCACCTCGATAGACCAAGCAGCAAAGTTCTACGCTCTTAATAGAAGCTCATTTTCAGGAGCAACTTTATCAGGAGGCTATTCCAAGCAAGCTGCTTATCAAAGATTTACCAATAGCTCTATTTTAAGGCTTTGGGTTTTTGAGGCTTATAACTTAGAAGTCAGAAAAGCAGACTTTAAACAATCTATACAAGCCCATCCTGATGCTTTCTTATACTGCGACCCTCCTTATCTATTAGAAAACAACAACCTCTATGGAAAGAACGGCGATACTCACGCTGGCTTTGACCACGAGGGACTATTTAATCTATTGAATGAAAGAAAAGGCTGGGTCTTGTCTTACAACAACTCTCCACAAATAAGAGAGATGTATAAGGATTATCAAATTATTGAAGCTGAATGGGCTTATGGAATGAGAAATGTTTCAACAAAAACAATGGGTTCCAGTTCAGAAATACTAGTTATAGGGTAATGGATATGAACGAAAAACTATGGAAAGAGTTTCTAAAAACTCCACAAACTAAAAAAGAAAAAGAAACTCTTGACGAAGCTGTTGTTGCAGTTGTAAAAGAAGAAACAGATAATTTTGAAGTTCCACCTGAAATGCAAAAAGACCTAGATGGTCCTTTGCCGTCTCCAGAGGATACAGAAGAAAAAAACCTTCAAAAAGCTATTCGAGCAATCGAAGCAGAAGGTTATGATTATGAGATTCGCGGTAAAAATACTATTATTATTAAAGACGACGACAGGCTAGAAACGCTTGAAAAAATAAAGTCAATGCTCATTCCGCAAGGGTTTAGGCACAACCCAACAGGTGGCGGAAGCAGCATCGGAAGATTGGAGATTTTAGATAAAGTTCTTGGAAATGTATATATTCTTATTAAACCAAAGTCTCGAAGAGCCGCAGCAACTGCTGGAATGGACTTTGAAGACAAAATGGCTCAACTTATAAACGATAAGTATGGTTCAATGGGCGTCGAAGCATCGACCGCTGGTTTTGGTCCAGGCTCAGATCTCACAATAAAAACTCCAACAAAAACAATTACAGCAGAACTTAAGACAGCTTTATCCGCTGATTTCGGTCAATTCCGAGCACAGTTTAATCAAGAATCTAACTCTTGGGAACCAAGAAGAACTGCTGGTTATGTAAAAAATGAAGAAATTTTTAACCCTCTTTTTGAGCAGTATTTGAAAGATTGGCTTAACGCGAACGCTACTTTTCCAAATCCAGCGGACCCTAGACTAAGAAAAGATGATAAAAAAATAACAGGTCTTGTTCGCTCTGAAAAAACTGGAGACTTAAAAAAAGAACTTCAAAATAACTGGTTTAATGGAAGAACTGATTATAAAGTTGATTTTCCGTTTGAAATGATTGCTTCTTACTATGCAGACAAAGGCGATGAATACATTCAAATAAACGGACGCGGCTTATACGCTCTTACACCAGAAGCAGCAGAAAAACTTGGTGTCCCGATGTTCGAAGACCTCGGCTTGGTGTCTTATTTAAGATTTAGGTTTAAACCAAGCCAAGGGATAAATAGCGCCACATCTTTTACCGTCGCTGTAAAGCTTAAAGGAAAATATAAAAACTCAAATTTAAGCCTAACAAACGCAGACGATTTGGATACAATAATAAAGAAACTTTTATAGGTGGTTTATGAAGAACTTATGTCGCTCGGAGTTAATCCGACTTTCTCTTTTGCGCCAAGAGAACGAAGCAAAACTTACAAACAACGGCGCACTTGTGGTGGATACATCGCCACATACAGGACGCTCACCAGACGCAAAATACATTGTCGAAGACGACATCACAAAAAACTTGGTTGATTGGAACAACAATCAAAAAATGTCCAAAGAGACATACAAGAAAACAAGAGAACTTATTGACAAGGTAAAAGGAACAGAGCATTTTGTCCAAGAGGTTTACGCAGGCGCAGACCCCAACCACCGCTTAAAAGTCCGCGTCCATACATCCCGAGCTTGGCATTCTGCTTTCGCAAGAAATATGTTCTTTGTTCCCGAAGAAGAAGAGTTAGAAAACTTTGAAGCAGACTTTAACTTGTATTACTTCCCAGAAGTACTTCTTTTTCCAAAGGTCGTTATTTCTTTTGAGAACAAAGAAATCTTTATTTCAGGGACTTCTTATGCAGGAGAAATGAAGAAAAGCGTATTCACGGTGCTTAACTTCTTGCTGCCCCAAAAGAACATTCTTCCAATGCATTGCTCGGTGAATGTATCCAGACATAGCGCATCACCCACAGTATTCTTTGGTCTTTCAGGCACAGGAAAAACAACTCTTTCAGCAGACATAGACAACTGGCTTGTAGGAGATGACGAACACGGCTGGTCAGACGAAGGCGTCTTTAACTTTGAAGGTGGGTGCTACGCAAAAACAATCAACTTGTCCCAAGAAGACGAGCCGCTTATTCACAGAGCAACAAGAAAATTTGGAACTGTATTAGAAAATGTTGTAGTAAACAACGGAGATCCTGATTTTTTTGATGATTCTATAACAAAGAACTGCCGCGCTTCTTATCCTTTAGAGTTTGTTAAAAACACTTGGACAGACCCTCTTAGCAGGCATCCAGACAATGTTATTATGCTTACCTGCGACGCTTATGGAGTTCTTCCTCCTGTTGCTCGTCTTAGCGAAACAAACGCTATTGAGCAGTTTCTACTAGGTTATACAGCCAAAGTAGCAGGCACAGAACAAGGAGTAACAGAGCCACAAGCAACTTTTTCACATTGTTTTGGTGCTCCTTTTATGCCTATGCGACCAAAGGCTTACGCAGAACTTTTAAGACAAAAAATAAAAAAACATAATGTTAACTGCTGGTTAGTCAATACTGGCTGGACAGGCGGTCCTTACGGCGAAGGAAAAAGAATGCCCATCGCCCTTACAAGACGCATTGTAACCTCTATTCAGAACGGATGGATGAAAGAATTTACCTTTAAGAAGCATACTTATACTGACTTAGAAATACCAATAGATTGCAAATGGATGCCAGAGGAGATTTTAAATCCAGAACTAGGATGGAAAAATAAAGAAAAATACGTTGCTCAAGCTAATAAGTTAATGAGCATGTTTATTGAGCAACTTAAAAAAGGCTCATTTTAAAGAGGGAATAATGTTTGGACGTAGGAGATTTAATAAGGTGGCACGAGCCCATAGATGGTAAAGAGTATTATGGTATGGTTGTTTGCACAGATGTAATGACCAAATACCAGAATACTTTTTTGATTGAGATACTCCACGAACTTGACATTCACGAACTTGTAGAGATTTATTGGTTTGAAGATAAATTTACTGAACTTATTTGGAAAAAATACTTGGACATTGTATCACCATTTAATCCTTGAAAAATAAGCAAGAGTGTTTATAATATACAAATGAGTAATAATCTTAAACGCAAAATAAAGCGTAAAAAACTAAAACAAGCCGAAAAGGAACTGGCTACAAAAGTTTCTTTGTTTGGTCTTCTTGGAGACCAGTGCTTGGTTTGCGCCAAGCCATTTGATAAAAAAAACAAAGAGCAAGTAATGTCTTGGTCTGTTGTTGTTAAAAATGAAAAAAATGAAGTTAACTTATACTGCGATGTTTGCTGGGATAAAGCAGCCAACATTGTTAATGATTTTAAAAAACGAGTGGAGGAAAGAAATGATCATTGAGTATACAAGAGTTAGAGAAGAAGCAGTGCCACCGACAAGAGGCAACCCAAGTGATGCTGGATTAGATGTATTCTTTAATCCAGAAGACGGCAAAAGCATTACCCTAACACCAGGGTCAAGCGAACGCTTCCAAACAGGACTTCGCTTTGGAGTTCCTCACGGTTATATGCTTCAAGTAATGAACCGGTCTTCTGTTGCAGCAAAGCGCAACCTTGTTGTTGGAGCACACGTTGTTGATTCTGGCTATGATGGCGAAGTATTTATTGACCTTCATAACATTGGGAATATGAACCAGACAGTTGAAGCAGGCGCAAAGATTGCCCAGGTTGTTCTTGTTCCAGTCGTAGCTTTCAGGGCATTAGAAACAAACTCTGGAAACCTTTATGACTGGTATCCTATTACAATTTCCGACAGAGGAGAAGGAGCCCTTGGGAGCACAGGCGAATGAAAAGTTTAGTTCCACCCGGAGGTTATTTAAATGAAGAAGCAGTCAACCACCCGCCACACTATAACTCTGGCAAGATTGAAGCGATTGATGCCATTGAAGATTGGAACCTTGGTTTTCACGACGGAAATGCGCTTAAATATATTGCGAGACATAAACATAAACAAAACCCTTGCGAGGATATTGAAAAGGCTATCTGGTATCTCCAAAGACACCTCGAAATCTTAAAGGCAAACAATGATTGAAGTTATGAGCCCGTCCGATTGGACAAGAGAAAATAAAATGAAAGAAGCAGTATCATTTGATGATGTTCTACTGGTTCCTCAATACAGCGACATAGAAAGTCGCTCCGAGGTAAACATTAACAGCGACCTAGACGACAACATCACCCTTCACCTTCCTATTATTTCCAGCCCTATGGATACAATCACAGAGTTGGCTATGGCTCAAGAAATGAGCCGCTTTGGAGGACTTGGCATTATCCATCGTTATAACTCTATTAAAGAACAAGCAGAGATTATCGAAGAAGCCGTTATACAAATGGTTGATAATCCAGCCGCTGCTATTGGCGTAACAGGGGACTTTATGGAAAGAGCCAAAGCCCTTGTTGAAGCAGGAGCAAAAGTTCTATGCGTTGATGTTGCCCACGGTCATCACATTATGATGAAAAACGCCTTAACCAAACTTAAAGCAGAGTTCGGCAAACAAGTTCACATTATGGCTGGTAATGTCGGCACACTAGAAGGTCTTAACGCATTAGCCGAATGGGGTGCTGATTCTGTCCGCTGCGGCATCGGTGGAGGTTGCTTCACTGCTGGAACATTAGTAAGGACGACCAAAGGAGATAAGGCGATAGAGCAGGTGGAGATAGGAGATGAAGTTTATACACACACGGGCAACATTCACCCCGTAGTTGATACTTTATCTTTTGATAGGGACGAAGAAATCGTCGTAGTAAATGGTATAGAAACTACTATTAACCACGAGTTTTATGTTGTAAACAAAACTGACTTTGACCTTATAACTGATGAAAACATTGGGCACTACGCTTACTGGATTGAGGCAGAGCACCTTGATAAAAGCAAGCATTTATTAGTAGAAATCGCATAAAATCAGTTAAAGAAGCCGTCGAAGCGGCAGCAACCTAAAACTATAAAGGAACGAAGGCAATGAAGTTTAAACTAAAAGAGATTGAGACATTAGAGAGAAAGCACCACAAAGGAAAGGTTTATGACTTAACAGTTGCGGAGGATCACTCTTATACTATTGAGGGGACAGTAGTTCATAATAGCATTTGCTCTACACGCCTTGTTACAGGACACGGCGTCCCCACATTACAAAACATTATTGATTGCGCTAGAAGTCACCACGATGTAAAGATTATTGCTGACGGAGGTATTAAGAAAAGCGGAGACATTGTAAAAGCTCTTGCTGCTGGTGCTGACTTTGTAATGGTTGGCTCTATGTTCGCAGGAACAGACGAAACCCCAGGACAGGTGTTTACAAGCCAATCAGGCAAGAAGTATAAAGTATACAGGGGCATGGCTTCAAAAGACGCTCAAACGGACTGGAGGGGCAAATCTTCCACGCCAGAGGGCATTTCAACCACGGTCGCTTATAAAGGTTCAGTCAAATCTGTTTTAAAAGACCTAGACGGCGGCATTAAAAGCGGACTTTCTTATACAGGAGCCAGAAATTTGTTTGACTTGCGAACAAAAGCACAGTTTATCAAGCAAACAAACGCAGGGCAACAAGAAAGTTTTACTCACATTCTTATGAGGAACAAATAGTGGGAAAAGCAAAGTATCCACCTCCTCCATCAGAGGACGAAAGAAAAAAGTTTATGTTTTATGATACGGAGAAAAACCAAATAGACCTCCGCATAAGACTACAATACGATGGAATGAACCAATCCAACTTCTTTCGTGCTATGATTGCTGGATACTTGGAAAAAAACGAACACATTATGGAATACATCGCAGAATACAAAGAAAAATACATTATCCATAATAAAAAGAAACGCAAAGAAACAGCAGATTTGCTTGAGAAAGGCAGAGAGCTAGAAAAAAACTTTGCTTTAGACGAAGATGACATAGAAAACATCTTTGACATTTTAGAAAAGGAACATCCAGATTTATGAAAAAGAAATGCTTTGAAATGTGCGTTGACAATGACGTATCTTGCCCAGTAAATGACTGTCGCTATTGGATAAACTACGAACAAGATTTAAACTGCGCTATTGTATGTGCAAACGAAAACGGACCTTTATCTTTGCGAGAAGTATCAGACAGAATGGGCGTTAGTTTTGTAAGAGTAAAACAAGTGCAAGACATTACTGTTGATAAGTTTGTAAAAAGACTCGCAAAGCAAGGAATAAAAGAGAAAGATGTGATGGCTGTATTGGGTTCGCTTAAAAGCGGCGATGAAGACTATACACTAACATAATAAAAAAGGCTTTTACTTATTTTAAAGACTATTTAATAGAGACAAATGCTGTTTTTCACTTCAAGGAGTTATAAGAAATGAGCGACAAGAAAATGCTAAACGAAGCAACTGTACGCAAGATGATGAAACTTGCTAACATTCCTTCCCTTACAGACAAATTTATCAAAGAAAACTACTTCGAATACCCAGTCGAAGAAGAAATGGCTTATCAGCGCGACGAAGAAGAAATGCCTATGGACGATGCTCCTATGGAAGAACCAGAAATGGAAATGGACGCTGAACTAGACATGGAAGAACCTGCTGGTGATGATCTTCCTGCTGCTGAAGAACTTGTACAAGACCTTATGGGTGTCCTTGAAAAGCATTTTGAAGATGTTGAGTTTAACGTTGAAGTGGAAGGCGGCGAAGAAATGCCTATGGATGAACCAGCAATGGAGATGCCTGAAGACGAGCCAGAAATGGACCTTGAAGAACCAGCTATGGACGAAGAAGAGCCTATGATGGAAACTGACCTTGAAGAAGAGGCTCTTGAAGAAACCGACCTTGAAGAAGGCGATACAGAAGATCTTGCGGCTTACAATCCAGATGACGCAACAGCAGAAGTATTCGCTGACAAAGCCACGGGCGAAGGCGGTCTGGAAGAAGAAACACTCGAAGAAGAAGAACTAGAAGAAATGGAAGACGGTGACGCTCACAGCAAGCTCATCGACGCCATTGCAGCAAAAGTTGCTGAACGTCTTCTTGCCGAGGCAAAGAAAACAAACGAATAAATAATAATAAAAAAGTTTGTTTAAAAAGTGAAGCCGGGTAAAAATCCCGGCTTTATTTTTTTGATTTGGTGTTTATAATATAGGTGTACATTTACGGAGGACCTATGGATTTTTGGACAGCTTTGTTCTTGTTTTTAGCAGGCGTATTTTCCCATCAACTTGGAAACTATCTTTTTATGCAAGCAAAAAAGGTTTTGTTTTATAACGATGTTGCTTTGGGAAGTTTAAGGATTTTTAAATTTGTTGTTGAATCAGCAGAAATAATGCACAAATTCAAATACGAAGAAATGGAGAAAAATAAAGTTTCAAAAGAAGAAATAGAAAAAGAAAAAGACAACGACAGAAAAATGCTTTTGGTTTGGAAAGAAGTCGCCATAACTGGAATAAAACAACTGCTTCCAGCAAATATGCAGAACTTGTTAAGATTTAATAACTGGGAAGAAGCAATGAGACTACTTACTAATAGAGACAAAAAGGAGTAAGATTATGCCATCGCTTACACCAGACAAGCCAAAGAAAACAAGAAAGAAAAAATCTAAACAAGAAGAATTTCCAGAAGAAGAACTACCAGGGCTTCCCGATTTCCCTATTATTTTTAATATGGACGGAGGACTACCCAAGTCTGAGAAAGAAGAAATCAGAACCATCGGCTTGTACGGTACAATCAAAGAAGAAGTATGTGCAGAGATTGTTTACTCTTTGATTATCTTAGATAAAACAGGAAAAAAAGTTATTCCTCCTGAAAAAGATAATCCAAAAGCCGAAGAAGAAATAGAATACAAGCCTATTGAGATGATTATCTCATCTTATGGAGGTTCTGCCGCCGACATGTTCTCTGTTTATGACACAATGAGAGAGGTAAGACAACGTTGCGACATTGAGACACAAGGTCTCGGAAAGATTATGTCTGCTGCGGTTCTTCTTCTTGCAGCAGGAACTAAAGGTAAACGCAAAATAGGCAAGCACTGTCGAGTTATGATTCACGGTGTTATTTCAGGGCAACACGGACACATTTCAGACCTTGAAAACGAAATGGAAGAAGCAAAGTGGACACAAGGACAATACGTCAAAGCACTTGCTGAAGAAACAAACATGACTGAAAAGTACATTAAAAAACTAATCGATAAAAAAGTAAACATCTACTTAGATGCTGAAGAAGCAGTAGATTTAGGGATTGCTGACATTATCGTATGAGGTGTATTATGAGTTGGAGAAAGAATTTTTACAACAAACGCTCTGCAAAGAAGCTTGGATGGGAACCTTCTTGGTTTAGTGCGTCAGGTTTTAACGCAGACTTAATAGAAAAAATCATCGCTTTCCAAGAAGAGCACGACCTCGAAGCAGACGGCTTGTGCGGAGAAATGACTTATCGCAGAAAAGTTGCCGCTCGTCAAATGCTTGTTCTTGGCGATGAGGAGATAGATAGTATTGACAACGCCAACTTTATTTACTGCGATGGCTTTAAAAAAAGGATTATGTGGGATAAAGTCAAAACTTCTTGGCTTCCAGACAACT